TCATTTGACAGTTCTTTGAATTTACCATCTACAATCCATTTTTTCATTTTTCTATTTGTTAAGTGATAAATAATATTCTCTCTTCTCCTGTTCAGTGCTTTTTGGCGGCTGATTATCTTTTTGAGTGTCACCATTTGACGGCTCATTATATATTATACCCGTTGCATCGTTAGAGCCGTTTATTACTAAACTACCCTCTTGTATTATCTTTGCTTCCGATACCCACCAGTAATAGCCTATATCCTCAGCTACGTCTTTATTGGCTATCTTATTAATTGTTTTATCGTATAGCTTTTTATTCTTTTTAAACTCAGGGTCTGGACTATCGATTGCTAATTCAATAACCACATATTGCATTTTAAGAGAACATTGAACATCTTGCCTCTCATTTATTGCTTTTTTTGCATCTTCATTAATAATATTATTCTCCTCTATTTCGAATATCAAAGCTTTTGTTTCGCCTGGATATTCTTTCCCAACTGCTGACCATGGAATATCCCTCAATACAACCGTGACATTTTTTGCCCACGTTATCATATTAGGGATGGTAAATTGATGGTCCGACACAAAATTAATTTTACCTTTCTGTTCTTTTACCGTTTTATTCCAAATAGTCTCACCATGTACATCTAGATGAGAATCAAGATATAGAGATGTATTTATAACTGGATAAATAAAACCATCTTTTGTATTTAGTATAGTTTTTAATTGTTCGTTGCTTTTATCGAAAAATGTTATAGATGCTAATTGCCCTTTTTCAGCACTTTTTTGTATTGCTGCTTTTTTTAAAGAAATTATATCATGTTCACGCTTTAGTAATTGTGTGAATAATTCCTTTTTTGTATCAAAGCTTTTATTTAATTCGATGCATTTATACATAGCACTACTTTTTAATTACTTTATTATTCTTAACAGCTTTTGTTTTAGCTGCATGTTTCTTTTTAATCTCTTCTATTTCCTCTTTTGATAGATTGTTTTTCATAACTAAAATGTTTTAACATTAACACCAATCGTTTGTAATTGCTCTGGGGTTAAATCAAATATATATTTATCTCCAAGGCTTGCATGACTTGGTTGTCCAATTGCGTTCAACCATTCGTCATAAGTTACAGTACCGCCATAAAAAGCCTGTTTAAATGTATCTCCACTTTGTTTCCTTGCTGATGCTGTCTTAACTTTATCATCCTGCATAAATGGCAAGTGGTCAAAACTAACATCTAAATAATATCCGTAATCTTTTAACTTAAAAAATCTATTCAAGGCATTTACTCTTGATTCTGAATATGGGATTATATTATTTAAGTATAGCTCTTTATTTGATTGAGTTTGATTTTCAAAGGTTGCACCTGATAAATGTTGAGCAACTAATAATTTAGGCACTCCAAAAACAGTAGCTACGGTTATCCACGATTGAGAAATTGAGTTGAATATTCCCAATTCCTCGGGTGTCATTGCTGTTTTTTGATAATTCATGGGAAAAGACAAGAACTTATACATGTTTTGACCCCTTGTGGCTCCGTAATGAGATAGTTCTCTTTGTATTATTTCCTTTTCCTGTTGCCCTAACACCACACCTGCACCATCAGCATCAGTATTTTGAGGCGTAAACATTCCTAATATACCACGATTTTCAATGATGTTATTAAGACTATCTAAACTACCCGTATTGTTCTTTATTTCGTACTCTAATCGTTTAATTCTTGGAACTCCCTTCAGCCATTTAGCATCATCGCTATTATTATTACCTCTATGAAATGCTAAATTAGTTTCGTTGTTATGATTTATCTGATAGGGATTGAATATGTCTGATTTCTCGATGTTTGGATATTTTACAATATAGTTGTTTATTATATCGGTTATCTCAGTAGCATAAAAATAACTATCCGTTGCATTTATTTTTACATATTGAGACGGTAGTAATGTCATTGTTTTAATATCCATCAAATCGGTTGACTTAGTTGGAATATTAATATTGCCCATATCGTAGCTATTACCATACAACCAATAGTAAGCCGCTGCATACCTCTCATACTCCGACCCGTCCTGTAATGGGTTAGGGTTAAGTATTAACTGTCTCACCTTATCTACAACTGAATTACTTAAATCATCAGGTATAGGCTCTCTAGTTTTTAAATCTTTTATGATATATCTTTTATTTGCGTTTGCTCTTGAAATTATGTCAATGCAAGCAAATACAGGGGAACAGTTATTGAATATCTTTAGTATCTTTTCGTTTGTCAGGTCGCCAAAATACGACTTAACCGCTGCCTGTGATGGTGGATGGTATGAGTTATTGGATGGGCTACCCTTATCTACGGTAGTTTTTTTGTCTTTTATTAAACTATAGCCGAACATGCTCATATATAAACAATTGTTTTCACAAAGATACTATTTTTATTTAGACTAATTAAACATAGTGTCAATATTTTTTACATGTCAAATATTTTTACACTATTGGGTATTAAAAAAGCCCTAAGAAATTAATCAAAGGGCTTTGGGTTGATGTTGGGTGGTTATATTACAAATTCTTTCTTAATTGCTTATAAGTAGTTTTTAACGATGTCTTAATATCCTTATAGTTTATGCATTTCTGTTTGAAAGACTTGCATTCTTTAGTAACGGTTTCACTAATAAGCTTCAAAGCGTTATCGTATAAATCAGCGGCCTTATTGCTGGTGGTGATATTCCTCTTGGCCCTCGATTGCTTTAATATTTTACAGTAAAACTTAACCGTGATATTTCCGGTTGTAAATCTATTTGATTCTTCTTCACACTCATTAAGTATTAATTTAAAATTACTCTTGATTGTTTTTAAAATTACTCTTCTGGTCCTAATCCATTTGAACCATGCTTTTATTGCTCTTAGTATTTTCATTTTGATTTATTTAATGTCTAATTGCTTTAACATAAAAACCTCATCCTCTGTAAATTTTATTTCACCTTGCGAATCGTTCAATTTGCTTATAAAGGTATCACCCTCGCAATTATTAACATGATGAATGTATTTTTCTAGTACTATTAATACATCTTTCTCAATGGTGTTAACCTCCCTAACACCGTCTGGCTTTTTGCTTATATGCTTAACGAATTGATTATTTGATTTGATAATATTCTTACACATTATCCGAAGCATGCTATTGGTCCTATCTAAATTATTAACACGTCTTCTATCCTCTTTGGTTGTTATCTTATTTTTATCATTTATCTGTAATTGATAATCTTTAATTATTCTTAACTTATCTCTATTATTAACCTCTCCCAATATCGCAATGGTAGATAGAATAATAATTACTGGTATTAATATTAATGTGATTTCCATATCGTTTATTTAAATATCTTAACCGTATTATTATACGCTTATTTGTTTATGTTTAGTAGTTGTTTTAAAGTGTTGGTTTTTAATTACTTATGAAAGGTGCTTATATTTCATAGTTATAAAGCATTTACATACACCAACCATCAGTATATCTATTGTACATAGGTGCTGGTTTATCCAGTCGCTTTAATTCTCTTCTTTTTTGCCTTCTATGTTGTTTCTTATCAAAGCGTTTTTCTCCTGCCTTTATGTAGTTTCTTAACGCTCCTTTATCTATTTGCATTGCCATAATAAAAACGCTTTATAACAACGGCTCATACTTAATTGCCGTTGTAAAGTTGTGCTTAGTTTTGTAACCCGTAGTAACTTCTCTGTGTAATTGGGCAATAAAATTAAATATCTACAGCGTCAGCCCTGCCTAAGCTTTTTAGTAAATCAATAAAAACTTGTAATTCTCCTTCTTCAAAATGCCTCACTTCTCCATTGCCATTGTCAAATGTGTAAAAATTCGATGTGCTTTGAAAATCAAGTTTTGCCTCGTGCTCAGGGCATCCTTCCTGTTTGCAATCATTATAACAATGGTATTTCTTTGTTCTTGTAACTGTTGCCATGTCTACTAATTTAATTTTATTTATATCTCGCTTTAATTTCTCTGCTTATTCCGTACGGTGCATATTGCCACCGTTATAAAACATTTGCCAACGCTTTATTCCAATCATCTTCTGTTGCTTTTTTGTACCCTTTAAATAATCTGTAACCCCTAATCATCGCCCCGCTTTTTTTGTGAGTTTTAAGGTTTATGGTTTCATTTATATTAATTCCACCATTTCCAGTAACTTTATCTATAAATCCATCATTAAACCAATACGGATGTTTTGGTGCTGTTTTGTAATATTTTACATGTTCTTTTCCCATCGCTCAAAAACGTTTTATAACAATGCATCAAACGCCATTGGCTATCTAATCACATTGTCGGTTAATAATTTACTTTAGTTCTTTCTATTCACTTCAACGGCGTTTATGCGAGCCGTTATGCCTCATTGGCGGCATAAAATTTTTGTAAAGCAATAAATGTATCTAGTCTCACATCCTTACCTCTTTCCAATCTGCTAATTGTAGCTTTACTTATGCCGCTCTTATCTGCAACATCCTGCATACTCATATTTAATCGCTGTCTATATTCTTTAAACAACGAAGGCATAACATCAAATAAAGGTAAAGCCGAGGTTTCGTTTTTCGTATCCGTTTTAGTAGGTAATTTTATAAGAATAGCAATTATGCCAGCTGCTATCAATACCCAAGTTGCTAAAAAATATAAGTTAAACATAAAGTAATCCATAATATAAAATTTAAGTTAATTTGTATCTATATTTAAAAGTTTTCAATTCTAAATCAGGCACTAATCATACCTAAACGTTATAAAAATAATGGCAGCCGCTGACTTGTGTACAGCTTAATGTTCCCTTTAATGCGCATCACTAACTCTGAGTGTGAAAAGCTGCCACTATTCCTATAATAACGTTACGTTTA